TTAAATGCTAGAGACGATTACTTCACTGTTCTTCATTCGCCGTCTTTTTAATAAAAACTACAATGAAGTAACCGCTATGGGTGTATTAACTAATTGGAGATGTTTTGTCAATACACTAAAAAGTGTAAATAGTTTTTCGTTTTGGGAAAATTTCAGCGCCTTTTACAATTCTATAGTCGCTTATTACCCTATCGTTTTCTTCCAAATATTCTCTTAGTTCACGTTGATTTTGCGCAACAAACTTAATTTCTGCTAAGTAGAATTTGGACCTCTCTCTTTTAGCACCTGACTCCTCAGCTTCTAATTCCTCTGATCTTTCTTCACATCGATCAATTGCACCTTCAAGTTCTTCAAATGGATTTTTCTCGCTCATGGTTGTTATTCCCCTTGCTATTGATGTTAAATTTTGACTATCTTACATTTGTCCAGACGAAAGGGGAACAGAAAAATGACTAGAAAATTGAAACAATACAACGATTTGATAAAAATAACGATTTGGATTGAAAGAGGCGATTGGAATAAACTAGGCGATTTAGTCGGAGAAGGGGAAAGATCCCAAATTTTGAGAGACTATGTTGAGCGATATGTAGGAAAAGAAAAACCAAAAAAAAGGGTATCAAATGGCAAAAATGTCAGGTCTTCGGTTAACGCTTAGGCTTATAATGGACACACACCGGCTTAACTCCAGCGAAAAACTTCTGATGATGATCATAGCGGTTAATTCCACCGAACAAGGGCTTTGCTTAAAGATGGATAGCGAAATGCTCTCTCAGTGTGCAGGTCTATCTAGAAGCGTGATTAGTCGCATTACGGCTGATTTAGAGAGGCTCGGTTATGTTATAGTTATAGAAACGGAGAAGCGTGGCAGGAAGTATAAACAGTATTCAATTAGTGAAAAACTAATGGTCGATTATAAAACTTTAAAAGAAATGGGCATACAAACTAAGATAGAGTTTGGAAAAAATTATCATGATTAAAGACTGGTTTTAATAAAAAAAAGGCCGGAAAAGTTTGTTGACCTAACCGGCTTTTAAAGCTATCAACCTTTGAGACAAATCACCCACAAATGACACTCGCTAAAATATACACTTGGGTAAAGATTTGCAAAACACACAAAGGATTTTACTAGAGCGAAAATTATTTAACTAAACACATGAACAAAATAATTTTCACAAAAACAAATTGTGAATAAAGCAAATTGTCACAATATGCAATGTGAAAATTCTTCTATTTAGAAGGATTTCTATAACACATGATAAACAAATCACAAAATAATTCTAATTTCATTCAAAGCCAAATTTTTAATCCTTTCCACGGTGGAATTGCTCTTGGCGCAATATATGCAATGGATGACCTTGACGCTTATGAAACCTCTATCTTGGTTTTTATTGGAAGCAAGTTAGTTGTCCATGGTGATCATCACGCTTGGCTCAAAATGAGTAAGAGAGAAATAATCTCGGCAACAAAAATCGGTAGGTCTAAAGTCACACAAGTCATACAGACGCTTCTAGATAAATCCTACATATACGTCGAAAGCAACTTTGACGAATTCAATTCTCAACAAGAGAACACTTATTACCTATCTGACTACCTATTCGCAAAATACATAGAAATGTATGAGTCAAGACCAAAAAGACGCCAAAGTGTCACCACCCCTGCCGTATTACGGACCCCCCCCGGCCACGAGGCGGCCTGTTATAATACTAGCGTAGCGTCTTTGTCTTCCGTTGTGGATTCTCTGGAAGCCGAGCGCAGCGAAGAAAAAGAGAATAAAAATAATAATATAGAATTAAAATACTGTGGGAGTGGAGTCGAAGACGAACCACTAAGACTATGTCAAAGTTGCCGGAATTTCGAGCAAAAAGAAGATTCCGGCTCTCCTTCGGATCGCTCGGCACACAAATTAGAAGAAGTTGATTTGGGTAATTTTGAGGATATCCAAAAGAAGAAAATTAGTGCTAAAGATCAATTTGAAGCGAAGATAAGCCAAGTTGCTATAGACCATCCTGAATATATCCCTCTGAAAGTTACATCTTCTCACAGAAAGATGATCGCTATCTTCAGAATAACCGATCCAAAAGTTAAGAAGAAAAGTTGGGTTAAGGACAACGATATCCATTTTTTCACCGATCAGGTTTTTGATAAGTACGGCGATATAGCGCACAACATCATAGATGTTTTGTATAAGGATATGAAAGATACGGGCAAATGTGGACAAATAGCATGGGACATCAACACAGCGTTTAAGAGAGTGGAAATTGCTTATTCGCGATACCTCAAAATGAAGGATAGAAAGAATGACTAGAGAGTATGAACAACTAGATTCAGGAAGAAATGGAACAACTCCCGATTTCTTAGAAGCATTAGCGTTTATTCGGGCAATCTATTGGCCAAAACCCAAGGCCAAAGGGCAACTAGCCTATTTTGTAACTCCCGATGAAATCGACCATGTAACCATTAATGCACTAGCTCGTTATGGAATTGATACTATTAGGAAGTTTTATGAATATGCAGAAGCTAACGGAATGCTTGGAATGAGGGACAGTTGGGTTATATCGGCTGTAGAGGATGATATTGAAACATTCTTAGGCAGAAAAACAGAGAGTAAGCCTAATCCATCTCCAATCAAGAAACCTTTCACAGATGAAGAACAAGCTAGTCGTTATTTTCATTTGATCTACGCGCCTAATGTAATCAATGTTGATATCCTCAAAGAAAAGCCTATTGAACAAATAACGCTTCTTTCGCAAATGATGCTTAAAAAATATGGTTTTAAGGCAGTTGAAACCTTGATTGATTACTGCATATTCCATCGTTTAACACCAAGGAAAATGGAAGTAACACAATCTCTGGTCGAAGATGATATGCGAGCAGCAATTAAATGGGCATGTAAAAGCCTATGAGTAAAAGTGTGTAGCCTACCTGACATATCTCTATGAAAAATTCCATAGCGCACATTAAAAGCGCAATAGCGCAATATACCAAAAATACATAGTAACAACAAATAAGTGTTGCTTGCATAGCAAACTCATGTTAATAAAACGCAACATTGTTTTTCGTTGGAAAAGGAACATATATGCAGATAAAAGAATCATTATGGTCATTACAAGATCGGCTTTTAGAGTTAGAAGAAGAGATAAATTCGGATGATACCGAGCTAGAATTATTGCTAGGAGATATCAGTAAAAAAGTAGATGATATCAAGTATGTAATTGACATCTTTGAATCAGAATCAGAGAGGTTTAAAAAATACAAAGATGATATGGACAATAGACAAAAATCTTTGCAAAAAGCTGCTGACAGGCTTAAGGGTTATACTATAAAATGCCTAGAAGCGCATGGATCTACTTTTGAAAAAGGCACAGTTTGGGTAGCAAAAATTAGAGAGTATAAGAAGGTTGATACCTATCTTGCTAAACCCACAACAAATGATTTGCTAGCAATAGGTATGAAGCACAACATATTCAGAACAGTATATGACTGGGATAAGACCGAGCTAAAGAAGCTTCTTTCTGACGAGAACCATGATCCAGACTTAGACAGCTACGCCAAGATTGTAACAACCAAATCACTTAATTTTAGCGCAGTCAATGCAGCTTCAAAGCAAAAAGAAAAGGAAGTTAACGCATGAACGAACAAGCACAAACAGGAAAAGCATTACAGGTTAACAAGCTAGATACTCTCAAAGGTCTTTTAGAGAAGGGCAAAGGTTCCCTGGCTTCTGTTCTACCTAAGCACATGACCGCTGACCGCATGGTAAAACTCGCAACGGTAGCAGCTAGCAAAGATGCAAAGCTTCTCGATTGTGATCCCATGAGTATGCTTAGGGCTTTGATGGATTCAAGTCAGGTAGGGCTAGAACCTTTCACACCACTTCAACAAGCTTATATTATCCCTTATTTCAACGGCAAAAAACGCCAAATGGAAGCACAATTCCAAATTGGATATAGAGGGCTAATCGAACTCGCAAGAAGAAGCGAGAAGCTAATTTCTCTGGAAGCGCATGTTGTTTATGAGAATGATGAGTTTCAATGCGAGTTAGGTCTAAATTCTGTTCTTATACATAGGCCATGTTGGGACGGTGACCGTGGAAAAATGAAACTCGTTTATGCAGTTGCGAAACTTAAAGATGGTGGTTGTCAGTTTGACGTCATGGGCAGAAACTCAGTGGAAGAAATCAGGAAGAAATCAAAAAGTGGCGAAAGCGGACCTTGGAAAGATTATTTTGATGAGATGGCAAAGAAAACTGTCATTAAAAGACTAATCAAGTTTCTCCCATTATCTATTGAAGTGATGAAAGCCGTGGCTCTTGATAATAAGCATGAAGATGTAAGCGATGGTTTTGTAATTGATATCGATACTCCAGAAATTGAAGATATTGCGCTAGAACCTGTTAAAACCGTACAGCAACTAGACAGTGAACAAAACTTTAGACAGCAAAAAGAGCAGCTACATAAAAGAATCAAGGAAGCTGATATTGAGCAGAATACTAAAAGCGATTTGCTGAATAAACTCGTTGTCGTTACAGACAAAAAAGGAATAGATGATTTAGTCTCGATTATCATGCTGCATATCAAGTAAATAGTACTTGATATTTTTCGCTACATAACACAATTTATGGTTAGTTCTAGTTCGATAATCGTTGTACAAAAATAGTCCGTTAGCTAAAGACTCCTTTCAATGTGGAGTCTTTTTTTATTTTGGAGGTAGGATATTTATCCCGTTCAAATTCGCAAACTCGATTAACTCTGGTACTGTTTTAATAGATTTCCCATTATCCAACGGTATCTCGGTTCCATTCTCAATCATCTTTATTAGCTCGTCAATGTGAGGGATTCTTCCACCCATGCGCAAAAACTCGCTCTTTGCAAGACAGGTTGGGCATAGCTCAAACTTGTCGGTATACATTTCCATGAAATCACTTTCCGGTATTACTCCAATCGGCTCAAACGATTTCTCATTGTAGAGCACAAAATCTCTTGGGTTAACTTGTACTGTTTGCCCATTTCCTAGGGTGCATCGTCCGTGGGTGCATACCCGAATCATTTTACTACCTTGTGAAAAGTAGTTTTCTACTTCACTTCCCCTTAAAATATCCTTGGGATCAAAGCTTTGCTGTGGTGGCGGTTGTGGTATGTCGATTAAGACATCGACCACGTTTGGCAAATTACTAAATGGTGTCCATTGTTTGGAATATACTCTTTTTGGAATTCTTGTAAATATCGTACCGTATTCAGCCATTTTTAATGCTTTCCTTTCTAAACCTGTATTGACGTTTAATATTTTTAGTAATATCATAAAATTACATAAACAATCTATTTATTACTAAAAAATCAGTGAAAGGAAACTCTGTGGACCAAAACATTTATGACATCATTTTAGGTCAAATTGCTAACGATGTTGCTCTACAAGCAAGGGCGGCTAACTCGGCTTTTATCACTAACATGTCGGGCGTAAACGCTGTTCATGCTCGTTGCGCGCAAGTAATTGATAAAAGGATTGCAGAGTATGACATTGAGGAAGTGAGGGCAACAACATCATTCGACCCAGCAAGTCAAAGTTTCTGGTTATCAAAAACTAATCAAGACAACGGTGCAGGTCAAAACGCAACTGGTCAACTATTAGAAATTTTAAGACAGATGCAAAAAAAATAAACCCTTAGCTAGTGCCGAACAGCTATCGGATATTTTAATTTTAACAAAGGAAGGGATAAATTATGGCACAAGGAAGTGATGTTTTAGAATTAATTAATGGCCAGTTTGCTAATGATGTTGCATTGCAAGCGCGCGCGGCTAACTCAGCGTTTGTTACTAACATGGCAAGCGTACAATCAAATCATGCTCGTTGCGCGCAGGTTTTAGATAAGCGTATCTCTGAATACGATATCGAAGAAAACCGAGCGGCAACAAGTTGGGACCCAGCAAGTCAAAGCATGTGGCTATCTAAAGCGAATGCTGATAGCGGCAATGTAAACATTGGCACTGGCCTACTTCTCGAAATTCTTCGCACAGCACAAGCAAAGTAAGTTGACTGTTTTCCGGTGATAGTCTATTTATAGCTGGTCAACGGGAAAACAATTCGGATAGTCGGAAGGAAGCAATTCCAACCGACTATTTGTTTTTAAGCATATTGAAGATTTTTGTTTGGAGTGTAAATGTTTCAACGATTAATTCGTTGATTTCATTTTTACCGACAATTCCTGATTCATAGAGGGCATCAAGCTTTTTTCTTAGCACATTTACATCAGCATAAATGCTCTCAAGCGGCGCGGTTGAATACTGGCTAGTCGATTGGGCTTTTGGTGGGGTAGGGCTTTCGATTGGTGACATACAATTCCTTTCATTCGTTTCATTTGAGATATTCTCAATTGTCGGCTCTTTTGCAAGAGGCTCTAGGGCTATTGGCTCTTTTCCTTCTTTGATAGATCTAATATTAGCGACTGTACGCGCTGCTTTATTAGCTCCATCTAAGATTGTGTCTAACATATGCTTCTGGTCTTCAGACTTGCTGTAAACCATAGTCTTTAAAATTTGTAACATGATTAGTTTCTCCAACATATCGTCCATTGTGGTTTTTGCTTCCAAGTCATGTTAAGTTTTTGTATACAGTAGATACAGTATATGGGAAAGGGTTTATATATGCAAAATACAGTTTATTTTCATTTTGTGAAAAAGTTTCTGGTAAGGATAAATCAAAAATTCTGTGTCCATAGGTGGAGTTACAATAAGTCTGTCACTTTGGTAGGCCGTCGTTGTGCTGAATATGTTTGTGTGAAATGTGGTAAACTAGGGCATATAATCTATAGGCATGAATATGAAATTAAAAACGGGAAGGCTTTATAAAGCAGGGTTTTTGACTTGTTTTTCGATCACGGTTTTAGCTCTCTATTCGATTAATGATATTAACCGCCCTGCACTAAAGTAATTATACTCAAAACCGGAGTTAAGCAAGTGAAATTAGCCGCTAATGATGTTGTAAAGAAGCTTTCGCAAAGGGATATATGGGAACAACTTAACCAGACACAAGAAGAATGCGGCGAATTAGTGACCGCAATATCTCATCTAAGAAGAAAAAAGGGTGTAGATCCCTATGATTTGTTATGTGAAGAAATAGCGGACGTTTTCATTATGATTAACCAGTGTTATTTATTTCTTGACAGCAAAAAAATTGATAAAAAAGTTAATGAAAAAATAGCACGAGCAAAAGAAAGGCTAGAAAATGGAACTATCTAATCTATCTACTTTAGCAATTATAATTATTGCGAGTGTTAACGGCATGGCATGGGGTGCATTATTAACCTGCGCTATTTTATATTTCATAGGAAAAAATAGATAATGATTTCTATTCTGGTCACAATATCCATAGTTTGGATAGTTATATTAACTGTTTGTTTGCTAGGTGTAATGTCGCTTTATCAAGCACTAAAAATTGAACAAGGGCAAATTAATAAACTATTCGATAAAAGACATTGGTTTTTAGATGAAAAAATCACAATGGTAAATGAGCGAGTCAACAACATGAAAATAAAATATAAATGAAAGTTTATTTGCAGATAGTTTTGGCTCTATCAACATCATATCTGATCACATGTATCATATGCGAATTCATGCTTAAGGTTACTAAAAAACGAGATGAAGACTACGGCGGCGATGGTTCTTTGAATTGTCCACACTGCAAAAAACAGCTTAGCCTATGGCAAACTCTCAACATGTCTCGTTGTCCACGCTGCAAACGCTTTTGGTAATATTCCCTATTAGTTGTCAAAATACACAATCTTTTTATTGAGATATCTATTCAAATCATTTATAAGGCAAGTTGCGTTATCGCAACTAATAGGGGCGCTTTATGCAATTAAAGGGATTTTTAAGAAATAAAACCGACAAGTTTATGAAAATCGGTAAGAAAAAAAGAAACTCTCAAAATGCTAAATATATTTTTATAGTTCTCGTTACTTGTGCAATTTACTCGATAGCATCATTAATAGTAGACTATTACAAAGAAAAACACGAATTCATCGAAAAAATTGAAAGGGAAAAATGATGCTTGAATCTTCGCAGCAATGCGATATTTGCCAAGGCCGAACGACTTGTTATTATTGCGGCAACATTCGAACGGAAAGAAAGACTTCAGCAAAAGAGCTAGAGCTAATAGACATCTATTACAATGGTGGGAAAATAGTTCATATGTCTTTAGAGGATTCAAAAGATTCTCAGGTTGAAACGCAGGAAATTACCAGGGATATGGTAAAAGATATCGGCGCAGTAATCACGACACATACCTATGAGGTTTATCCAAATTTTTTCCCTTTCTGGCCGGAAGCTGGAAAGTATGTTGATATTTTAGGTAAATTGCTGCAAAAGGATGAAACGGTTGGGAGAATTATCACAACATCAAACAAAATGACGAATGGAAGAATAAGCAAAATTGTGGCTTTCGAGGTGAAACATGGAGAAGTTAGATCTTAACAAAGAACAGATGAGAATTGTCAATCTTGCTATAGCTAAATGTGGTTCTGTGGACACGCTAGCAGCTAGGCTAGGTGTTTGTAGGCAAACCGTATTTAAATGGAGAAGCGGAGTACACAGCATGAAATGGTCAATGGCTATGGAATTAATGAAATGGGCAAATAGGAAAAAATGATAAATGGTAAGCAAAGGGGATGGTGAGGCGTTTTTAGTCGCTTGTATGGTAGCAGCTTTTTTAATTGGGATAGGCGCGTTTGGCGGCTGGACAGCTAACAGTTGGTATCATTCTGATAAATATTCTGTGTGTCGCGAATATGAGAAGTTTAGGAATAAGGAAAATAAGGAATAAACTTGCAACAAAATAGTTAAAACGGTATGCATGTTTTTTCGGATAAAACACTATGAGAGGTAATAAAAATGAGAGAAGCGGTTGCTATAGTTAGTAAAGACGAAGATCTAATTGTTGTTCAAAAAGAAATGAAAGAATGCCGTGGTGTTCTTGATGAGTTAGAAAAAGAAATTAATCTTAGGGCTAGAGAAATTGTTAAGACAAAAATTAATCCGCTGTGGGAAAAGCTAGTCTCGGTTTGTAAAGAGAAGGGATATCTTCCAGCCGATTTTGAAGAACACAAATATAGTGTTGGTTTAGAAGACGGTGTGGTTTTCATAGAGGAAAAACTTGGCGCTGATGAAGAAATGAGCGATTTGGTTAAGAGAGTTATGTTTAGAGATGATGAAGTTGAAGATATAGAGTGTAAGGAAGCATAACCGTGTATTTAGTTATAAATAAATCTATTACGCTCAATCTAGATCTATATTTATACTATCAAATTACTTCTACACAAACTAGAGGTGACGCTAGAGACATAGAGCTAGTAGTCTGCTTTGGTAAATTAGTTAAAGGTGAGTTTGATAGCTATATTCTTTGTAGTGTGCATCATTCTAAAGCAGATGAAACAGTTGCAAGAATCAAAACTATGATCGATAGTGCTATTGTCATGGGTAGGTATCTTATAGATATATCTCATGATTTGACGATTATGAATAATAACGGGTTTGATATCTAAACACACTCAATAAATAGCAAATCATTTGGAACCGTGACGCTGTTATCTTGCCCTGCAAAGCGCGCAATAAAGAAAGCGTCTATAATTCCATCATCTCCTTTTTGAATCTTCCCAAAACTCGGATTAAGCCTTTTAAACGCTATAAGGCTTTTTTCTTTTGCAGTTAAATCTTTAGATCCCTGACCAACATGCGCTTTGGCTTGCCATTTTTTGGGTGTTACAAGCTGATTAGGGTGTTTCTTGATCATTAGTCTCATCTGATTATAATAACCGCCAAACGCAAAATTGTTAGGAATTCCCCAAATTTTATTAGAATGTACTTGCTCCAAGTAAATGAAATCAGCGCAGCGAAAATTGAACATAGCATTAATCAAATCAACTTCAAGTAGTCCATCTTCGCAATATGGAATTTTCATGTATCTACAGGCTTTTTCATATGTATCTATCTCAACAATAGCGCCACGATTTCCGGGATCGATGCCAATCAAAATTGTCATTATTTTATTCCTTCCATTGTTTGTAAATAATATTACATAGATACCGTTTTTTTAGCAATTATTTTTATTTTCGATAAAAAAAGATTGACACGAATGTCATGCTATACTATAACTCGGACATGGCACTAATGCCATGACGGACTAAGGAAAAACAAAATGAAAAGAATGATAGATAAATCAAAAATGTCAGGCGTGAAAATACTAGGAGAATTCAAGTTTGTTGATAACGGTGCTTGTTGGGCAGTTTATAAAGAAATTAATGGAGCATATATCTATCAATATACGACAAGTAAAATATATAAAGAATCAAACATTAACCTATACAATAGCGTAAAAGAAAAAATGTAAAAAACTCTTTAGACAATTACCAAGATGAAACAAATGGGTAAATCATGAAAATTAAACTAACAAATTCCTTTCATAATACAGAAGCGTATGTGATCACAAAAGACGGAAATTTATCTTCTAGGCAAGTAAAAGCAGCAAGGAAAAAGCTTTGTCCATATGGCAATTGTCAATGTTCTGGACCTCTTGGAATTAGAGGAGGCGATATTGAAGGAATAGTTTGGCACGATCATACGGCTACAATAAAAAACTATTGACACAAATGTCATGTTGTTATAGAAGTTGTTCATGGCACTAACGCCATGTACAACGAAAGGAACGAAGATGCAAACAGCTAGCCATAGATTGATCAATAACATGATTTGTAACCGCATGGGAAAGATCGAAGATTTAACACAAAAGATGTTTCATGAAGCACTATCTAAAGAATTCGAAGCTGAATGCATCAATGCAACGGACACAACGAACATAGGTCTTAAAAATTCAATCATTGCAAGACTTGATACGATAATCGAACAACTAGAATATTAAGGAGAAAAACATGTTTCAAATCATAAAAACCAAAAACGAAGAAACAAACAACGACCAATGGACATTACAAAGGGTAGACGGGAAAAGCTGGGAAGATGGTGTTGTTGGATGGAATTTTGACTACACAGATGAAGGCGGGCTAGCTGCTTTAAACTGCATGGAAAGACTAAATAAAAGATATAACCTAGAAGTTAAGGAATAATATGAAAGTTGAACAACTCATAAAAAACAGCATAAAGGTAACTAAGACTAACATTGCACTAGCTGCTTACCTAGGCTGTAACGAAAGAACAATATACCGATGGTTAAGCGGCCAATTTGTTCCTAATTCTAAGTTTGTCATGAAAATGATAGAGCTAACCAAAAATCTGTAAAAGGCTACTTATTCGAGTAGTATTCTGTGGCTCTTGCCAAAGCCATTGCTTCAATTCTCTTCAGCATGAAACTTGTACAATCATCTTTTACCTTGCGATTGTGAAGCTTGTAATCACGCAAATGACCGATCACTAAATGACAATTCCTGCACAAAGTAATCAAATTCTTCTCATTCAATTCTAATTCAGGGTGTATATGAAAAGGTTCTATATGATGAACCTCTAACTTGCTATCAGCGGCGCAAGCTGTGCATCTCTTATTAATCTTCAGAAAATTAGCTCTCACTGAATGCCAATCGGGACTTCTTCCTTGGAAAGCAAATTTTATTCGATTAAACATTGCCGCAACACTCCTTATTAAGTGGTATGATATCTACTATAAGCTGTTTTGGTGTTCCTACTTCTACAAACGCTTGCATCGTTGGTAAAGGCAGAATTGTCAATCCTCTTGAACAATCCGAGCAGCGATACATAAAAGAGTTTTGAAGCTGGCCTATGATTGTTGAAAATTCTCTATCGCAATATGGGCAACTTGCATTAACTAAAAATTCTTTATACGCAAACATGGCTTACCTCAAAACTCTTAACATTTACATAGTTATGATATAATAATAATAAACCACACAATAAATTAAAAGGATATATTTAATGGCTTATAAAAATAGGAATGCAAAGAAACCACCAAAGGATTCACCGTGGAAAGACAACGGCGGTGATCGCGAAGGGTCAGGAAGACCACCGATAAAATTATCTGATGAGTGGTGGCATCTTCTAGAAAAATACGCTTTGGCAAATTGTACTAAAGAAGAAATTTGTGGCTTTACTGACATTCATCTTGAGACGCTTTCTAAGCTTATACAAGAGCGATATTCAGTTGATTTTTCGACGTGGAAAGAAAGATTTTCATTCGGTGGTAAAGCTAGTTTGCGAAGAAGACTTTACCATATTGCTATGGGAGATAGTAAAGACGCATGTAAAGCGGCTATCCATCTTTCAAAGCACTATCTAGGGATGAAAGATAGCTCACAAGTTGATTTTGGCGACAAGCCTTTTATGTTTGCATATAATCAGGATGATAATGCAGAGTAACGCAGCACTAAAACTAGATGATATTGACTATTATTGGAAACGAAGAGACTCGATTTCAACCAATAGCGGCGTGACGATTGACACGTTTAAGCCGGTCATTCCATGGCAAAAAAAATGTCTTTTTGATATTCGGCGAAAATATGACTACTCGCTTGGAAAGCATGAGGTTTTGCTTTCTGGCTCGGTTGGATCGGCTAAAAGTATCTTTCTAGCTCACCTTGCTATAAGCCATTGCCTTATGTTTTCTAAGGCATGTGTAGGGCTATTTAGAATGTCTTTCCCTGATTTAAGGGACACTATTTTTAAAGAGATAGTTGACCATTTAGTTTGCGATGGCTTGGTAGAAGGACGAGACTATTGGATCAATAACACTCGTTGTCAAATTCATTTTAGAAATGGATCTAGTATTATATCACGATCTTTTACCGATGGTAAATACACCAAGGTAAGATCACTCAAGCTATCCATGGCAATCTTTGAGGAAATGACAGAATTTAGGGGAAAGCACGAACAGGCGATTAAAGAGGTTAGGAATAGGCTAGGGCGAATTCCAGAAGTTTGTAAATATGAATGTTTGCTCATTGGCGCCACTAACCCTGATGATCCATCTCACCATCTCTATGAGTATTATATAGAGGGTTCTGAAAAGCATGAGACGAGACACGTCTATTATTCCCTGACATTTGATAACCCGTTTCTACCTAAATCTTACATTGTAGGCATCATCAGGGATCTTGACGAAAAACAAGTATTAAGAATGATTTTTGGACGCTGGCTAGAACTAAGGTCAGAAGTCATTTACTATCAATTCGGTGATCACAATGTTGTCAAAAAAGCCTATGAAGTTGATTTAGCATTACCTGTCCACATCTCATGGGACTTCAACATAGGCAATGGAAAGCCTCTCTCTTGTGCTGTATTCCAAGTAAAAGATTGCGGTGACTACTTTACCTTTCATTTTTTTAATGAGGTTGTCGTTGAAGGTATGCGTACCTTAGATAGCTGTGAAGCATTGGCGGATAAAGGAATTCTAGATAATTTTTCACATGAAATCATTGTGCATGGTGACGCGGCTGGCTCACATAACGACACAAGAAGCAAAAAAACCGACTACGATATCATCATGGGCTATCTTCAAAATTATGAAAGAAAAGACCAAAAGAAACTCATTGTTTCAAAGAAAATACCACTAGCTAATCCACCAATTCGAACAAGACATAATAAAGTTAATGGTGTTTGTAAAAATGCACTAGGCGAAATAATGCTTTTTATATATCAAGGGTGTAAAGTTTTAATCAAGGGCATGAAACTAACAAAGCTAAAAGATAAGGCCGGTTTGATTGAAGATGATTCAAACGACTATCAGCATATCACAACGGCTTTAGGCTATGGGATCATAGCTTCCGAACGGTATTACTCGAATAAGAAAACTTTGGATGATGCAATAAAGAGAAGGAATATTGACTATGAGTGATTTAGATACGAGAAAACAGATAGGTGAAATTTGGAAAGATGATCCAAACAAAAGAAGATATAGCGCGGCAATTCTCTATGATCTTTATGAAGGCGCGATTGAAAAGCACGTTATAAACAGAATCAAAAATGAAATCATAGATCCCAAAGAGCGCAAAGAAATTGCGTCAAGAATTCTTGACGTCCAGCTTACCAGCCGAATAGTTGACAAACTCAGCAAGGCATACATGCAAAATCCTGTTCGAAGGCTAGTGGATGGTGTTGAATCTGATGAAGAAATGTTAACATGGTATTTAAAAAACATTAGTTTTGATGAAATTGGAACCAAGTTAGATAAGAATTATAACCACTACAAAGAGTTATTGTTATATTGTTATTATCATAACGCTACTAATAAACCAGCTATTAAACTATTAGAACCTTCTAGCTATATTGTTGTGAGCGAGGACACACAAGATTGCACAACGGCGAACATTATAGCGCAGTATTATGGACAAGACGCCAAAAAAAGAGACATGCTCCTTTGCGTTTCTGACTTTGAAGTTTGGATACAGTTTCTTGATGGTGAGCTAGCTACAGAAGCAATGAGCGCAATGGAAAACATTGACGGTGTTAACATCTATGACAAGCTTCCATATGTTTACGCTAGAAAATCTTCATCATCATGTATGCCTTATCCTGATGAATCTATGATCAGCGTTTCTACGCTTATTCCCATGCTGTGCGGTGACATCAACTATGCTGTGAAATATATGTCCTACGCTATGATTTGGGGAGTGAATGTAAAAGAGGAGTTAGTAAAAAGGGGACCAAACGCTTTTTTTAATCTTCTTCCTGTAGATGAAAACTCACCAAACAAACCAGAAGTAGGAGTTTTAAAACCTGACATCGATATCAAAGAAGTGTTTGATGGTATCATGCTTCAACTTCAGCTTTGGCTTAACTCAAGAGGCATATCTGCTAGTGTGATTGGCTCTAATAGCGGACAGATATCATCAGGTATCAGCAAAATGATAGATGAAGCTGATGTGTCTGCTATCGTTTCTAAAAACCAGGAAACTTATAAAAAAGCAGAACGGGCTATGTTTGATTTCATTCTTCATCATGGGCATGATATTTGGAAGTCTCAAAATCCTTCTATTCCACAAGGAATGTTCTCTCCTAACTGCTACGTTGAAACTACTTTTGAACAACCAGAAGTCATTAAAACAAAATCGGAAATCATAGATGAAGTTGTCAAAGAGTTAAAAGATTCTTTGATTTCTAGAAAACGCGCAATCAAAAAGCTTAACCCAACTATGTCACAAAGTGAGATAGATGAGTTAATCGCTGAGATACAAGAAGATAGGACAATTGCTTCTAACCCAGTGGTTGAAAAAGTTATACCAATGGAGGTTTGAAATGGGCGCGGACTGGCAAAAATTTGATATTATCCTTCCAAAATCCATCAAGACTAATGAAGAAAAGTTAGCTCTTGGTGAGGATATTATCGAGTACATGCGAAAGCGAACAGAAAGCGGCAAGAATAATGCAGGTGGAAGGTTCCCTAGGTATTCGAAAGAGTACATGCAAAGCCTAGATTTTAAAATTGCCGGTAAATCTTCTAGCGTGGATCTAACTCAAACGGGTGACATGCTAGCGGACATATCGGTATTAGACATTAAGGATAATAAGCTTGTCATAGGTTTTGAGAGAGGTTCTTTATCTAATGACAAAGCTGATGGACACATTACAGGATGGCAAGGAAGATCGAAAGTTAAAAGACCGTTTCTTGGTTTTGTTGGTGATGAGAAAAACAAACTCAACTCAATCATAAAAAAGCACGAAAAGCCAGTTAAAGAGGATAGCTTTGCTCTAAAGGCCCTAGCTTGGATATCGGGAAAGGACTTAAAACGTGGCAAATAAAGATTTGGATAGATTTGTAAAAAATCTTAATAACACAATTGAAGCTTTGACAGATAAAAAACAGTTAGAATCAATAGGGCAATTCATAGTTGAGAAAATTAAGGTTAGAACGCGGCTTGGTTCGGGTGTTGAAGAAAATTTGCAAGAGAAGTTTCCTCTTAGAAATTTTCCGATAACCGAAAAGTATATCATGTTTAGAAAAAAGTTTAAAGGTTTGTCAAGTAGCACTACTCCAACTAGAAACAATTTAACCTTAACAGGCTCTATGCTTGATTCTCTAAAAGTGAAAGCTATAGGGAAAAACTCGGTTGTTATTGGACCAACTGGAACTGATAGGTCAGGTGTTAGTAATGAATCAAAAACAAAATGGCAAGCCGAGCGCAATAGAATTTATATGAAGATGAGTTTTCAAGAAGTAAAACAGGTGAGAATTTTTTGGCTTCGTTCATTTTCGGGCTTGCTAAAAAATAAATAATTAGTTTATCATGAAAGGAAGAGTTATGGTTACAGAGAATGAAAATTCAAACGATGATTCTAATCAAAATGGTTCCAGTGGGACCGATCCTAATGCCGGTGGCAGCGGGCAAAAAAATCAAGACAATAAAAGACAAGTTTCATACGAAACTTATACTAAAACTTTGGATGAAGCAAAGGCAGCGAAAGCTAGGCTTAAAGCTTTAGAAGAAAGTTTAAATAAGGTTTCAGATGAAAAAATGAAATCCGATGGTGACTGGAAAGGTCTTATCGAAGCTAGGGAAAAACGTATTCAAGAGTTAGAGGCACATACTCAAGAGGTATCTACTAAGTATGAAACTTTAAACGAAAGAATCGTCTCTAGTCATAAGCTTTCTAAAGTCATTTCAAAACTTGGTGGTGGGCTTGACGAAAAATACTTCGGATTGATTGATTTAAACGAAGTAAAAGTTAATCCCGAATCAGGTGAAATAGATGATTTATCGGCGGCTAAAGTTGCTGAGAGTTTTAGAACTATGTACCCAGAAACTATAAAGCCAAAAGGAAATACTAGGATGATGGGGGAAGTTGGTTCAAAAGGTAGTGGAACACAGCTTACTTATGAAGCATGGTCTAAACTAACTTATCAAGAGCAAAAGACGCGTTACAAAGATGTAATCGACAAATAAATAAAGGGGAAACATTATGGTAGCAGGGGCAACACTCTTAGGTGACGTTACAAACCAAATCCAAAAGTTTTGGGCACCAATGTCAGCAAACCAACTTGTTCAAAATAACCCATTTCTAAATGTGGTTAACCGTTCTTATGAAGGTTCTATCGGGAGAAAAGGCGATACCGTTTATGTAAACGTGATCAACCCTATGACAGCCGAGAAAAGAACAGCCGGTGTTGACGCTGACATCTTCTCTGCTCAAAAAGTAGCCATGACAAGAACAGCAATCGTAGCTGATAAACTTTTCAGCATTGCGGTTGAAGTTGAAGATTTGGCGCAACTCCAGTCAATGCTTGATACTGGAGATATGAAACTACGCGAAACCATGACACAAGCATTAAACGACAAAATCAACGCTCACCTTTATTCTTTCCGTAAGACAACTCTTACTGATGGCGTAACGGTTGATAGCGGTGTTGCCACAATTTCTAAGACAGAATTTCGCGGCGCTAGAGTTTATGCAGGTGCTAAAAAATGGCCAAAGGATGGTAACTGGTTTGCTTTCATCGATCCAAGTTATAACGGTGATATCTCGATTGATACCACACTTGCTAACAGCGACTATGTAAGTGACGCTCCAATTTCTGCTACATCTAGTTTCAGAAGACTTCTAGATTTTAATGTTGCTGAAGATAACTCGCTCTCTACAGCACAAGCAATGTTTATGCATCGTGATTGGCTCTATTGGGTAATGCAACAACAACCAGTTTGGAAGCTTTCCGATCTTCACTCTAACTATAAAAACGGTGTGCTTCTTAGTTGCCAGCTAGTAGGCGGCGCGGCTAAAAACGCATACGCTGGTGATGATCTTCACTACATGGTTTACAACTCTGCTTGGACCGATCCAAGCTAATTGAGGATTAAATGGACTACACTAAATCACAATGTTTAACATTCGTATCAGAAAAAGATGCGAATGAGTTTCTGAGAAGTGGCAGAGTAGGCTATTTAATCAGCATCGTGCCAAAAATGAGTCATTTTGTTGTTTTCTTTATTCCAAAGGATGAGATTAAAATAGAAATGGCTCAAACTGAAGTTAAACAAAAAAAGAAATAAAACTTTCGAAACAAAAGGGGTTTAAATATGACTGACGTAGTTACTAAAGCACACCAAACTTTTGCGCCTTGCTTCACCGGAGAAACAAAAAGAGTAGCTTTAATTTATGATTTCACAAAAGACGCCGGTGCTTATTCCGGCAAAGTTTATATTCTTGGTACTCTTTCAGGCAAAACGCTAATTGAAAAAGTTATTGTTCGTGTTCCTACGGCTGTAACTTCTGGCGGCTCGGCTACGGTTGTTGTTGGACACACTGACAATGCTGATGCTTTCGTTGATGCAACGGCTGGCGCGGTAGCTAACTTAACAGCAGACGCAGTTGCGGCGGCGGCTACAACTTCGGTTCCAATGATTTTGGCCGATGGTAAAAAAATCACAATGACAATCGGAACGGCTGATTTATTGACCGGAAAAATTGTAGTTGAAGTTTGGTACAAGGATGTTAACGCCGGTTAATTAGGGCTTTTAATCGGTGTTTTACATACACATTCCTTTCATGTGTGGATGTTAAGCTAATTATATTGGCTTAACATTTCATTTTATATATTTAAGGTTAAAACATGATAAATCAAAGTATAGTTTTGACCAAAATTTCAAATGTGATTACTGATATCACTAATTTTGTGACAGATGTTAATCATGTTGGTTCTAGTCTAACTCTGGCCGCAACGGATGCAATATATATTGGATCAATTCTTCCTTTTAACGCTTTATATCTTAAACTTCTAAGCACAGCAGTAAATAACAACGCTAGTGTGCTAAGTGTTGCTTTTTGGGACGCGACTTCATTTACAGACTTTTATAAGGTGTTGGATGGTACGGCTGTATCAGGCGCGACACTGGGTAAAAGTGGAACGATTAATTTGATAGCAAAAGATGATAAGGCTCCATGCTCGTATGATTCCAGGTATATTGCTGAACTAAATAATGTTGATGGCTACTACGGTATGTACTGGACAAGACTAAAACCATCTTTACTACTTGATGCTATTACTCTGCAATATGTCGGGCAACTCTTTGTTGATGCTGATACAACTCTTTTTATGCAGTATCCCGATCTAAACAGTACAAATTACTTTAAAGTTTTCGGCGCTACTAAAACAGATTGGCTAGATCAAAGAATTATCGCTACCGACTTAACAATATCAGAATTGATAGCTAGAAATCAGGTCATTTCAGGCGAACAGTTTCTTGATTGGCGTCTCATGAAAGAACCAGCTTTACACAAAACGGCTGAATTAATTTATCGTGGCATGGGTGTACGCTACAAAGACGATATGAATCAAGCAAACAAATCATTTGTGCAATCGCTTGAATCAAGAAAATACTGTGCTCCAAAAAGCACAACTCTTATTAAGACAGGTCAAACTAATCAGCGGCAACCTATGGGATTTTACAGATGACAATTATAGGTGACTCATATACTGCTTTAGTTAATATTGTAAAAAATACTCTTACTGGTTGGTATAGGCTTACTGACCCTAATGATATTTCAAATAACTTTGATGCTTTTTTGCGTCAAGGGTGGTCATTAATTGCGGATTCAAGCCAAAATGTTGACAGATATCTATGCTCTATTTCAACTTGGAATAGAACCTATATGCTCACGATATCAGTTGAAGCTTTTGGAACAAATAGCGATGATGATCTATATGATGATTCAGTAAAAAAACTTCTGGAAGCGATTAACTCGGTATGCATAGCCATTGAATCCGATCAAACCATTGCGGTATCAGGTGGAAATGTTATCGCAAGGGTTAGAAATGACAACGGTGTTCTTCCAGTTTCGAGAGATGATAAAAAGTTTATCATGTGCGAGTTAAAAATAGATGTGGAAACTAGAATTTCATTTTAGGAGTTATTAAAATGCCAATTAGTAATAAATCAACTGTTTTTGCTATCATGAAAGAAGCTACCGAAGGGACTATCACAAAACCAGCGGCGGCAACTGATTTTATACCTATTCAATCTGACTTAGAGATGGTTCCAGAAATCGAGAAGCTAGATAATGAGGAAATGAAAAACTCGTTAGGTATGGCTAAAAAGATCACAGGCGCAGAAAACCCAACGGCTAGCTTCTCTCACTATGTGAAATCAAGCGGAGTAGAAGGACAAGCGCCAGCATGGGGAAAACTCTTAGAATCGCTTTTCGGTGGTGTTAGAGTAGCGGCGGCTGAAAGAGTTACCGTAGCAGGTTCAACAATTACGGCTGTAAAAGTAGCAGACGCTTCATTGTTTGTTGTTGGTGAACCTTTACTCATCAAGGATGCAACAAACGGCTACTCGATTGCTTTTATCCATGCTATCGATACTGTGACCGATCTTATGACCCTTGGCTTTAACATTCCAGTAGCTCCAGCGGTTGGTGTTAGTCTTGGCAAAGCTATCACATACTACCCAGTCAATACGGCAACACATCCAAGCTTAAGTTTGTGGCGCTACATTGGTAACGGCGGCGCTAAAGACATGATGCGAGGCGCAAAGGTAACTGAAATCAGCTTTTCAGCCGAAGCTGGCCAGCTTATAAATGGAAATTTCAAGCTAGAAGGTTTGGAATACTTCTTTAATCAAATTGAAATCACCGTAGCTAACGACACACTTGATTTCACAGACGACACTGGAACCTATGCTGCTCGCGTAGCAACTGGATTTTACAAAACACCACAAGAGCTAGCATCGGCACTTCAAACAGCTATTGACGCTCTTACGGTTGAAACTATTACTGTAGGTTACTCAAACTCTACAGGTAAATTCACAATTGCAACTTCTAGTAGTGCTATTCTCTCTCTTCTTTGGAATACAGGAGCGAACACAGCAAGAACCATTGGAACGACTTTAGGTTTTGCGGTAGCGGCTGATGAAACTCTTGCGGTTACCTATACCGCTCCAACTGCGCAAGTTTATACCGCTCCATTTACACCAAGTTTTGACGAGAGTGATCCACTATCTGCAAAAGGTCATATCGTTTATTTTGGTGACGCAACTGATAACGTATGCTTTGGACCATCAAAGGTTGAAGTAACTCTTACTAACGAGAGAAAAGTTATTGACAACATTTGCGCGGCTTCTGGCCGGTCTGGTTCTGTGATCACTGGCCGAACAGTGAAAGCAACTGTTTCAGGACTTATGAATCAATTCGATGCTGATAAAATAAACAGACTTCTACAAAACTTGGAATCTAGGTTTCAGTATATCGGCGGTTTAAAGAGTGGTGGTAACTGGGTTCCAGGTAAAAACTTTGGAATCTATCTTCCATACTGCTCGGTTGATAGCTTTACCGTGGGTGATGATGAATCACTTACTACGGTAGAGTTTGAAGTGAGCGCGTTTGTACCTGATGATGGTTCAAGTGAAGTTTTCATGGGTTTTGTCTAAAAAACAAAGCCTAGTTTTGTTTACACATGAAAGGAATATAGAAATGCTTTTAAAGAAAATACTATTAAGCCAAATTTGCGAAGATACAGGATTCACCGAAGATTCTTATGTTGTTATCGATATTCCATCAGTAAAAGAAAAGATGGATTTTCGTTCAAAATATGAAGGTCTAGGAGATAGCGAAGACGCTAATGTTAAGATAATTGTATCTCTTATTTCTAAGGTTAACTGTACTCCAATTGATGGTAGTGATCTTATAACTGATTGGGACACACTTAGTTGCTATTCAATTACTACTCCATTTTTAAAATTTTTAAGTGAAGTTGTAACTAATGGCTATGTCCCAAAAAAGAGTTAGACCGGTTAAGATTTTCTACTAAATGTTGGTATAAAGGCATTAATGAGGGCGTAAATCCTGAATCAATGCCTTTTTTAGCATTATACATTGAAAGAAAAACTCTTGCCGGTCTTGGATATACTTCAAATTTAAATGAGCTAGATTGCTACACAGTAACTTGTTTGCTTAATGTTGAAGCAGAAATAAAAAAGCAGGAATCCGAAGCTAGGAAACACGAAGCTTCCAAGGGAAGGGGAAAACGTGGCAGATAATAACATCGATTTAACCGCGTCATTTGATGCAAGCAATGCAATAAAAGGTGTTAATGATTTTGGTAAGGCTGCTAATAGCGCGGTTGATGGAGTTAACGAGTCTTTTAATGGACTTCAAAAATCAATCGCTAAAACATCTCAAACAAAATTAAACATTGATGCATCTTCGGCTATTTCATCGCTTGATAACTTAAAAGGTAAAATTGTAGCGGTTGGCGCTGGTATTGCTGCTTACTTTTCAGCGCAAATGGTTACCGGATTTTTTGGCAAAATGATTGACGAGGCTGTAGATGCTGAGAACAATTTAAATCAGCTTAACGCAGCACTGGCAAGAAGCGGGCAGCTTACAACTGAAACATCGGCGTCCATGCAAAAGTTTGCAACGGACTTAATGGCTGTTTCAACGATTGATGATGATGTTATCAATGGTCAACTTGCCATAGCTATGAACTTCACGAAATCATCTACCAAAGCGCAGGAGCTAGTAAGGGCGGCGGCTGACCTATCTTCAGCCATGAAGATCGATCTAGGAACGGCTGTAGAACTATTAGGCAGATCTTTAGACGGAACGGCTGGTAGGCTTAATGAAACTGTTCCAGCACTTCGCGGTGTATCCGAGGAGGCTTTAAAGAGCGGCGCGGCTATTGAGATAGTGGGTAGGGCGTTTTCGGGCGCGGCAACGGCTGAAATCAGCACATATTCAGGCGCTATGGCCCAGCTTTCAAACGTATATGGTAATTTTGCGGCTTCATTGGGTAACATGATAGTTCAAAACCCTATGGTCGCTCAATCGATTAAAGAGATATCGAATGCTTTCATGGGCGCTACGGCAAGCATAGAGGCTGGAACAAGCTCTAGCATAGGCTTTGTCAATCGCGGACTATCTGCGATGATATCAGGTATCAGGGATCTCATTCCTTCGCTCAACTCTGTCTCGTCCTTCATGAAGTCAATTGCCTTTCTTTTTGAAGCAATGCTCAAAGGGGTGATGAGTTTCGTTGATGGTCTAAAGATTCTTGGCAACTCTTGGCTATGGCTTGTTGGTACTATGTCAGGTAAGCAGACAGCTTTGGACG